AAACCAATGGTAAACCGTCATACGTGTAACTTTTAAAAAATCAGCCACATCTACAACCGGAATGTCGTTCTTAATGCAGATCTGCCCAAGTTGTACTCCTAACTTAGTTTGGTCTGCTTCATTCACGGCTTTGATGAACTTGGTGGTGTATCCACGTGACATAGCAACCTCCCGTTAGTCGTCCCACTCTTCAAGAATCTTGTTGAGATCTTTCTTCGGTGCAGGGGCTTCTTCCTTCTTGCTTGCACGTTTGGTAGGCTCTTCTACGGCTTCGGGTGCCACTTGTGGTGTTTCCTCTTTTGCTGTTACCTGAGCGGGAACTTCTGAGTCTACACCATCAACCTGAGCAACCGTCATGGTAATTGCCTTAATTGCGTCTCCGGTTTTACCCTTACCTAAAGCGGTATTGAACTCGTTAGTCTCCAAGAACCGTACTGGTTTGAAAGTCAATTTTGGAGTGGCACTATTAGTGTCAAAGCGCATCTCGGTAACAACAGACGTGATGGGTACGCCCTTACTTCCAATCATCTTGGCGTATGTTTGTAAAGGCCACTTCCCCGGCTCACCCTCGCCAAAGATTGACTGGCTTGGTAGAGTGAGTTGATATACATCGCCATTGATGTCGTTCTCAAGCACAACCGCTAGACGCTGAGAGAAACGGCACGCACGGCTGTCACCCTGACCGGAACCCTTGATGTTCTGAGGGCAGTCTTTACAGGTCTTGGACTGAGGTGCCTTGGCTTTTGCATCGGGTACTTCACCATCAGCAGACCAACAATCGGGGGCAGATGCTACGCCCTTCTTGTATACACCTGCATAGAATGTACGAGATACTTTTGGTGCGGCGGCAACGATAACTACGTTCATCACACGCTCTTCATTACGTGCAATTTCTTTACCGTTGACCATCATGCGCCATACGCCACCCTCGATAGAGATACGCTTGGCACCGCCACCGCCACCCATAAGGGCTTTGGTCGTTTCATCTATCTCGACTTCACGCAGGTGCGCGGGTAGGTTTTGATTCAATAATGCTAAGTCACTCATTTGGTAAATCTCCTTTTAAAAATTTATAAACAACAGTAGACGCACCTATTAAATCCTGTAGATCAGCGTTACTTCTTTTGTAAAAATCTACGATTATGCGCATTGCTTCTAGCCGTAAATTAATCTCTTGCTCTTCACTCATGTTTTTCTCCTGATAGAGATTGTGTATTTGCTGTCCACATTTAGCCCCGGTGGAAGCAAATCGGGGTTTTCTTCAAGGAACGTAGCCATATTGGTCTGCGCAATGCGCTTCTCTAACAACTCCGGCATTTGATGTTCCAATAGAAACTTGTGAAACGAGTGCCAATCGTTTGTCCAAAACCTTTTTGAGACACGGCGAGTTACCGTACCAAACTCGGTCTTGAATCCATCAGCACCCATTGTTTTGCAAACGTCAAGAAGTTTCTCGCTAATCATATCTTGCGATTCTTCTAACTCTTTGTCCGTGGCTTCGTACTCGTCCGCTAGTTGCTTGCGTTTATCGCGGATCTTAATGTACGCCTTGACCAACTTATCGGCAGACACTTCATCCATTTTCACTCTCCATATAGTTATGTTTGATAATACTAATCATGATGTTTTACTCTGTCAAGCCTCCTCCAATAAATTTTTATAAAGGTCTACTACTCTAGTATGAATATCGACTTTGGCTTCCAACATTGCATACATTCTTTTCTCAACATGAGATCCCTGAAGATGTACTACGGTGCATGGGTTACGCTGACCGGCGCGATGCACACGTGCGTTCGCCTGTAAATAAGTTTCTACAGACATGACGGGCGACCAGTACACCACCACGTTTGCGGCGTGCAAAGTAACTCCATGAGATGCCGCCTGCGGTTGTATGACAAGCACCTTGGGATCTGCTTCGGTTTGAAATCGGTTGAAGATCTCTGTACGTCTGTTGACTGGCACAGCCCCGTTAATAATTTCTGAGGTGTACCCGTCTTTGATAAGTTCTTCGTGTACGATCTGGATGGCATGACGGTACGGCACAAATACAATTACCTTATGTGATGCCTCGTCTATAACTTCTTTTAGGGCGGCAATACGGTTGGAAGCATCAAAGGCTATGATCTCTCCACTATCCGAGTAGACCGCGCCTCCTGATAGTTGTAGTAACTTATTAAGGTTTGCTGCTGCATTTACCGTAGTAATTTCCTCGCCTGCCGCTGTTGCCACCATATGTTTACGGATAGTTTCGTAGTACTTCTCTTGCTGTGCGGTCAAGGGCACTTTACGGGTTACGTAGGTCATGTCCGGCAAATCAAGGCACTCTTCCTTCGTAAACCGTATGGCGGGTTGCAAGACTTGATGAATGATGTCCTCTGCGCGGGGGCGGGGAACCCACTTAAACTGCGTGATCTTTTGCATCACCTGATCTTTAAACGAACCAAAGAATCGTGGCACGCTTGATGGGTTGACTATCTTTGCAAGCCCATATGCATCGGTAGGTGCCTGAGCCGCAGGGGTTCCTGTCAGCATCCACACCCACGTGTTAGGTTTGATAATTGAGTTCAGAGTTTTCCAACGCTTTGTTGCTACCGTTTTATATGCGTTTGCTTCGTCAACTACGATTAAGTCAAAGCCACTTTCGTTGACTGCATCCTTAACAATCTCAAGCCCATCAAAGTTACAGATCACAAACTCAGCATCAGACTTCACTGCTTTGATTCGTTTGTCTCGTGAGTAACTATGTGCGACCTGTACCGTGCGATGCATAGCGAATCTAAATAAGTCATTGACCCATGCAGACTCCATGATTGACAACGGGCACAGCACTAGCACTCGTTTGATCAGCCCTAACTTCATCAGGTAATCAGCCGCCCATATCACACTACCTGTCTTGCCTGTACCCTGCTCGTTAAAACAGAACGCACGACGATGCAACGTGAGAAACTCTGCGGTAGTTTTTTGATGGGCGAATGGCTTATATAAACCGGGCCAGTCATAGTGAGCGATGATGGGTGAGGGCACATTCCGAATACGCAAGTTCTTTAACACCTGCGCTTCTTCAAGCCCCCATTTCACCGCTACTTCACCACTATCAAGCACACGGCTTTTTGGTATCACCGTGGTAATTCTGTTTGGTTCTTTTACTTTTAACAGCAGAACCTTGTTATTTAGAATCTGCATCTTCACCCTTAAAATACTTATTAGCCAAAGTTTCCAAGGCCATTTCTTTATCGTGGCTAGATGCCCAACGCTCCATACTTGCGGTTCCATCTGCGGTCATTAATTGCACCGTCCAAACTGTTTCCGCCTTAACTACTAACTTCATTTCGTTACCTTGCACTTTTAGTAGTGCTTTAAATTCTTCTTCTGTCATTTCACTCTCCACAAAGACGCCGATAGGCCGAAAGTGATGTTTTCACTCTCCGCCCGAAAAACTACGACTACTGTAAAACTAATTCTACTACTTCTTGCGTTCTTTTTTGCTTGTTTCTGATACGAGTTTACCCTGAGAATTACGCTTGAACGAACGGTTCTTTGCAGGGGTAGTTACGTATACACCGTGCTTGTTTGAACCGCCGTTGCTTAACGCTTTCTTGTGGGCTACATCCTTACCTTCACGAGCGTCGGCTTTGCCGTTCCCGTTAGCATCTTTACCGTCTTTATCTAATTTACGCCGCGCACGTTGCCGTTCCATACGGTTGTCGTGCTCACCCCGAGCCTTCTGCATCTGATACTCATGCTTGTAAGGGCGAGGCGATTTAGTGTACGGCATCAGTGATTCTTCCCATTGTGTATGCAGTTAACTACCGCACAATACTGTCTGCAAGAGAAGTTAGGTTTGGGATTCCAAACGTCGTTCTCATAGGCGGCTTCCAACTGCTTGGTTTCATTTAGCCATTTTACCCACGGTTCGGCCTGTTGGCTACCCTCATAATTCACCTTCACAAAGTCATTGGCTACGAGAAACAGCAGGCCAGCCTTAACAAGTTTGATTTCAGGGCGGTGTTTGAATAGCGCCAAGGACAGTATCTCTAACTGCTTGGTATCGGCATAGCGGGACGATTTACCCGTCTTGTAGTCTACAAGATACGCTTTTTCATCTTTTATGATTACTAGATCCGCTACACCCCTCCACCAAACATCTTTAGAGAAGAAGTCACATGGCTCCAGATCCCGAGTCAACCCCATGCGGTACTCGCACAGAAACTCTCCACCTTCACCTAATGTCTTTAGTAGATCAAGAGAGTCCTTTATGAAAGAAAACTGAGGAGGTAAGGGAGTTTCCTTACCAATGTAAAACTCAGCCGCCTCGTGCAACTGCTTGCCGTACATCAGGGCATCGGTTTCAGGCTCTTTATGATCCTTAACCACCCGTAGGTGGTAGTACTTTTTAGGGCACTGTTGGAATAAAGAAAGGGACGAGTACGACCAAGTATATGGTTTCATTCGGGTATGTGGCTGTTGATAGCCGCCTTCATCATGCGCATCTCGACTATAACAAATTCCACCTTACCTGCCGCTTCCGCAAACTGCTTTTTGTTAAGCAATTCTGTTATCTCTTTGAGGTACTTTTTTGCCTCAAGTTCGTGACAAGCATAATCAAGTTTCACCATAACTCTCTCCGTATCCTACTTCACAATTTAGGGGTAGATCTTTACACCAATTGGGTCGCCAACGCATACATTCTTCCACGTATTTTACCGCTTCTTCGCGCTCCCCCACGGGGGCTAGGCACGCCACAGCATCGTGTACCGTCAGGACTACCTTGTATTTCTTGTTAATCTTTAGCATCTGCTCCGCTATGATGCACCGTGCTACGGCTTGACACACGTTCTCAATTACCTTGCCCCCGTAGATTTTGGTAAATCCTGCCCTTGTCTTATAGGCATATTGACCGTCTGAGTCTTTGGTAAGTTCGGGGTATCGTAAAAGCAACCCGGACGGTAGTCGAATCCCGGCACTTCCTTCGACACTAAGAACCTCGGGGTATTCACCAAG